AAAGTGCCAATGCGAACTTTGAACACCATCTCGCCGGAATACAACAGTTCTATGAGCCTGGGGAGGTCGGGGAACTGGAAATTGCGAACTCGCTCGTGATATTCGAAGGACTCAAAAGAATGGTTTGAGTCTATGGCAGTGATGTCGTCAACAATGGTGATAAACCCTCCGAGCTCAGTGTGCGTAAAATTCAGCCACCGATTCATCTCGCTGGGAGTCGCACAGCCGGCATAAAACATACGATGGGTACACCGGAAGGTGTGAGCAAGCCACTTGGTCTGACTGTGGGTGTAAGGACCAAGTTTCATAAGGATGATTGGTTCGGGTGAGCATATAAACCGAGGTTTCATTGTAGACTTCAATGTCCAAGAGTAGTCCATATCATATTCGGCGTCGTAGCCATTTTCCTGTTTTGTAAAACCGCCCATGCGCACACGCAGGACGGTCTGATCAAATATGCCGTACTGGGTATAGACTGCTTCTACATGCTCAGTGACATCCAACCATCCCTCGCATTCCATGCGATAAGCTTCCTCCATCTTGGCGCGTTTTGCGGCGCTATAGTTAGACAAAAATGCTCTGGTTGAATCGGGGGTCAACCGGAGAATATGCGGCTTCGTCAATTGGAAGGCCAAGTCATATACAAGACGGCTCGGCACGTGAAGGCTCAAAGAGCCAAGACGGACGCAAAAGGCGGCTGCGGCAACTGGCGCGCCACGAGGGTATGTTATCGGTTCACAGTGGTTGAACATGGGACCGCACAGTGTGGCACGAGGTGTGGTGACAATATCCTGACGCTTATACCAGCGACAGAAAGCCTCATAGCTCATAATCTTCTGGTTGCGGTTAACTATCAGCCAAGACACTATCTTGGTTTTGAAGCTCTTCGCTCCAGGGTAGTCCACTGTTTTGAACTCGAACTTTGGGAAGGTAAACAAGGTGGACCAGGATCGCCTGAATCCAACGTGTACGGCTATAGTGTCCGTACCGTCGAGGCGCTCAGGTGCGACCGCTAGCGCACGAGCTTTGCAGGCTCTACACTGCAATCTGTAAAGCTTAGCCTTCTGGCGGCAACCAT